TCGGCCGTTCTCTCCGTGACATAGAGGTAGGCGGTTTGGGTGAATAAAATATCGTCAAATAACCAACTAAAACTATGGCGCTATTTAACAAAATAAAAGCAGACGTTAAAAACCCGACTATTGGCGCTGCCGCGGGCGGATATTCCGCTAGAGCTGCCGGTATTGGTAATTATGTGCAATATCAAGACGGAGCCGAGCGGGCCCGTTTAATGAGTATCCCAACTATTAGCCGGTCACGAGATTTAATAGCGTCGGTAATTTCAACAATGCCGCTAATTATGTATAAGCAGGTTTGGAATGGCGAGGAAATGGAAGACGTACCGCTTGCTCCGCGCTCATGGCTTCGCCGGTTGGATAAGTCAATACCAAATAGCACCCTATTTAGTTGGTTATTTGACGATATTTTATTTACCCAAACCGCCTACCTCTATGTCACGGAGAGGACGGCCGACGGCTACCCCTCGGCGTTTACACGTCTACCGGCGGCCATGGTAACAATGATGGACCAACAAACCGGGGTAAAGTTTGCGCCGTCTAAACAACTTTTATTTAACGGCCAACCAATAGACCATAAAGACGTAGTACAATTTATCGGCCCTCAACAAGGATTAAACACGGTTAGCCCAACGGCGGTAACTACAGCGCTAAAACTTGAGCGCGCCCGGCTAACCAATGCGGCAGCAACTCAACCGGCTTTAACGCTTCGCCAAGTTGGCGGGGAGCCAATGAGTAGCCAAGAGCTAACCGATTTAGCGGCAGCGTTTGATAATGCGCGCCTAACAAACTCTACGGCAGCGGTAAACGAGTTCGTAGAGGTAATCCCTAACATGGCTACCCCGGACAAAATGCTACTCGTAGACGCTTCTAACTATCAGTCGCTTGAAATGGCTCGTTTGGCCAATATCCCGCCATACTTGCTAGGAATTAACACGGGCTCAATGAATTACCAAAGTAGCGAAAACGCTCGCGCCGACCTACTCATATTTGGCGCCCGCCCGTATGCGGAGTGCATAGCCGAGACATTAAGCGGCGATAACGTGCTTCCGCGCGGTACGTTTGTAAAGTTTGATTACGAGGCGTATCTCGGCGAAATGGCGGCCGCTTCGGTAATGGACATTGACGAGACAGTAGACGCGCCTAATATGGGTACAAGTACACGAGTAGAAATAGGTAACGGCGAAAATGATTAGATTAACCCAACAAGAGCTAACCCTAGACGCGGCAGCACCCGGGGAACTACCCCGCCGTACGCTCGCCGGTACAGCTCTACCGTATAACGTCGTAGCTCAAGTAATGGGCGGTGAAAAGGTTTTATTTAGGCCCGGTAGCCTCACCGCTTCCAAGCGCCCTAAAATGTATCTTTACCACGACAGCACCCAACCAATAGGCGTAGTTACGTCTATGGTGGACACGCCCGACGCCATGCTTTACGAAGCGAAAATTAGCGCTACCTCACTCGGTAACGAAAGTTTGCAGCTAGCCCAAGACGGAGTTTTAGACGCCGTTAGCGTCGGGGTAGTACCGACAGCGTTTAGCTATGACGAAGCCGGCGTAATGATAGTTACCGCCGCCGAATGGCAAGAGTTAAGCCTAGTTCCGTTTGGAGCTTTCCCCGGTGCTACTGTAGACCGAGTGGCCGCGAGTATCCACCAAAACGACGAGCCAATAGTGTTTAATGAAAATAACGACCAACCTAAAGAGGTAGAACAAATGAGCGAAGTAGTAGAAGCACCGGCAGTAATTGAAGCGGCAAGTATGCCAATTTACGCGCAGCCTAAGACCGTGAAAATGCCAAGCGCCGCCGAGTGGATTTCATGCGCGATTAAGGGCGGCCCGGAGTTTGCACAAATGCAGGCGAATATCCGCGCGGCAGCTCCAAACGTGACTACCGCCGACAGCGACGGCTTGCTCCCGGAAATTTTGGTACAACCGGTCTACAATAATTTTAGAGGGTTGCGCCCTGTAATTGACGCTATTGGAGCTCGTTCAATTCCACAGGCAGGCCATACGTTCCGTTTGCCATACGTAAGCACTCATAACTCGGTAGCTATTCAGTCGGCAGAAAACGCCGCGCTTCAAGCCTCTACCTACGTGGTTAGCGCGTTTGACGTGGCAAAAAATACGTACGGCGGATATGTGACCGTCTCCGAACAAGACATGGATTTTTCGTCGCCTGAAGTTGTCGGTTTGCTACTTGACGACATGGCGAGGATTTATGCAAACGCCACCGATAACGCCGTAGCCGACGCTCTACTTGCAGCGGTTACACAGTCGGCCATTTTGACTGACCCAACTAGCGCCGCCGAATGGGTAAGCGACATTTACGACGCTTCGGTAACAATTCTCAATAACTCAAACGGCAACCTACCTACCCACCTTTTCTTGAGCCCTAACATGTTTGGGGCCCTTGGAAAATTGGTGGACACGGCGGGCCGTCCATTGTTCCCACAAATTGGCCCTATGAACGCTTTCGGCCAAATGGCCCCGGGCATGGCAAACGGAGCGCCTACCGCGTTTGGTTTGACCGTCGTAGTAGACCGTAACTTTGCGGCCGATACCGTAATTGTCGCCGACCCGTCGGGCTATTTCGTCGGAGAGCAGCAAAAGGGAGCTATCAGTATTGACAACCCGTCCACGTTGTCGCGTACTATCGCGTTCCGCGGTTATCTTTCGCAGCAAATGGTAGACGCTACCAAGTTTGTAAAACTCACCTAATATAAAGGCGGTTAGCCGCCTATGGCGACATACAGCGTAAGTAGTAACCAACGATTAGACAACTACGTAGTAGTTGAGCTATTAACTAATGCCGACCCGTTAGAGGTTGGGCAAAGCTTCACGCTTTCGTCAATGCCTAACTCACTAAACGGGACCTACACGGTATACGCGCTACCCCAATACCTATTTACCGGCGTAGACACGTTTGGTGAGCTTACGTTTAACGAGCAAATACCGGTAGCTAATCAAGTGCTCTTTTATTTGGTTGGCGACGATATTGAGCGCGTAAGTTTTCAACCGTTGGGCGTATTTACTACGACGCCTACGTGTACTTGGATTACCGCTACCGACGTTGAGGATTGGTTAGGCATTGGTACCGCTAGTGCATTGGACGCGAGTTTTCTCACTATTTGCGCGGCAGCTGCTAACGCGTTTTGCTACAAGCGACGCCAAGAGGCCGGTTACGTGGATAGTTTAACGACGGTACCAAACCAAGCGGTAAAACTCGGCACCATTGGTTACGGCGGTTTTCTTTATAGGCAACGTGGCGCGGTATCGGATTTCGCGTCGTTTGACGGTATGACTACCGGCAGCTCTACCGGCCTTAGCCCAATGATTAAACAACTATTAGGCATTGACCGCCCGGCGGTTGCCTAATGCCCGTCGTCGCTTATACCGACCTATTTAACGAAGCTTTAGACGGCCTCACCACGACACTTAGCGCCATAACGGGCCTCAATGTTGCTAATGACCCGCGTAACCTCACCCCGCCCGGCGTACTCATTGACGCGCCAAGCTTCGTAGCTTGGAATTACAACATAGTAAAAATAAGTTTTCCGGTACGCATTATTACGCTAGGCCCCGGCAACCTAGACGCCCAACGCTCGCTAATGAACATAGCTAGTAAACTATTAGCGGCTAATGTGGCAGTAACCGACGGGCGCCCAACGCTCGCCGTAATCGGTGGCGCGGAGTACGCGGCCTATGATTTAACTATTGAAATGCAAGCCCAAACAAGTTAGGGAAAATATGCCAAAATATGTAATTATAAGTGAGCGTTTAGGTGAATTGGGCGCGGAGTTTGACGCGGAAGCGGCGGCCGCTACTGGCGTAAACGTGGACGCGCTTATAGACGGCGGTTTTATATCCACCGCTAAAGCTCCGAAAAGTGCTAAAAAAGACACAGACACAAGCGAGGACTAAACATGGCTTTTACTTATTTGGCAAACCCGGTAGTTACGATTAACTCGGTAGACTGCTCCGACCAATGTACGGCAGCAACCCTTAACCGTGTTACCGAAAGCTTGGAAGCTACCGCGTTTGGTGCTACCGCCCGCGTGTACACCGCAGGCCTACAAAATAACGAAGTAACAATTACCCTTTATCAGAGTTACGCAGCTTCGGAGACGTACGCGACACTTGCCGGCCTTGTAGGTACTACTACAAATATTACCCTTAAACCGGCTACCGGTGCTACGTCGGCAACTAACCCGCTTTTCACAATTACGGGCGCCTACCTTGAGACGTTGCCTATCGTAAACGCGACACTTGGCGAGCTTTCAACGTGTGAAGTTACCTTTACTGGCGGTACCTATTCCGTGGCGGTTGCATAATGCCTACCGCGCTTTATCTCTCAAATCCAACGGTAAATATCGCCGGTACCGACCTTACCGACCAATGCACCGCGGCAACTTTTACCCGTGTTAGTGAAGCATTAGAGCAAACCTCGTTTGGTAACACGGCGCGCTCATATACAACGGGCCTACAAAATAACGAAGTAACAATTACGCTCTACCAAAGCTACGTACTTACCGAGACATACGACCTACTTAAAGGCTTGGTGGGTAGTACTACTACCGTTATTATCAAACCAACTAGCGCGGCCGACGGCCCAACTAACCCGGGTTTTACCCTTACCGGTTGCTACTTGGAGACGTTGCCTATCGTAAACGCGACACTTGGAGAGCTATCTACCGTTGAAATCACGTTTACCGGTGGAGTATATTCTGCCGACGTAACCCCATAACCACGGCCCTAATCGGCCCGACACGAAAAGAGCAAAAGTGAAGCTAACCCTAAAAGTAGAACTACCCGACAACACGTACGAGGTAACTACCAACCTATTTACCGTCGTAGAATGGGAGCGCCGTTTTAAGCGTAAAGCTTCCGACATGGGTAACGGTATCGGTATTGAGGATTTAGCCTATTTGGCTTGGTGCGCGAGCAAAGTACACGGGGTCGTAGTAGCGGCAGCGTTTGACGATTTTCTAAAAAAACTAATTAACATTGAGGTAGTGGAGCAAGAGGCCCCAAACCCTACCCAAGCGGCACCTACCGACGGCAACTAGCCGAGCTAGTAATAGCTACCGGTTGGGCGCCGCATTGGTACGCCAACACGTTTGACATAGACGACCTAACTACACTCGTTAGAGTATTAAGCGAGCAGAACAAGAAAAGGTAGAGGCCGTGGCAACTAGCGCAAAACTTGACATTTACGGCGTAAAACAAGCGCTAAAAGAATTAAACGAAATAGACCCAACCTACCGACGCCAAATAACGAAAGACGTAAAAAAAGCCGGCGAGCCGGTACTCACCGCGGCCCGTTCATTTATCCCTACAGCTCCACCGCTAACCGGTATGCGGCGCGGTAGTTTGATTAAAGGCCGAGACGGCACCAAATGGAGTAATACGGCCGTTAGCGAGGGTTTTAGAATACTTACCAACCGTACGGGCAAACCCGCTAAAACCGTACAATTTAGTAGCGGCGACGTAGTTAATTTTGACGCTATCCCATACCAACTATTGACCTTGCAGCAAAAGGACGCCGCGGGCGCTATTTGGGACCATGCCGGCAAACGTACGACCGACAGCTTATTTGTAGCTAATCTCATGGCCTACGGCCAAGGTATCCGTACCCAACCTAGAGCAGCGGACCCCGGCGTAGAGGCTTCCAAACCGGCGGTAGAGGGCGTAGTTACCGAGATAGTCGGCCGTGTTATGGATAAAGTAAACCGAAAGCTACAGGTCCAATATGGCTATTAACATACCGATTATTACGAGCTTTAGCGATAAGGGCATTAAAGCCGCCGCTAAAGAATTTGCCAATTTAGAGGGTACCGCGAAAAAAGCCGGCTTCGCTTTAGAGAAAATGACCGTACCGGCTATTGCCGCTTTTGGTGCCGTGGCCGTTGGTGGAATTAAAGCCGCCCAAGCCGCTAGCAACTTCAATGAGACAGTAAACAAAAGTAACGTAATTTTCGGTAACGCCGCTAAAAGCGTGCAGCAATTCGCTAGCACCGCCGCTAGCTCATTAGGGCAAAGTAAACAAGCCGCCCTAGAAGCTGCCGCGACGTTTGGCGTATTCGGTAAAGCTGCCGGTAAAACCGGTGAGGATTTAGCCACGTTTTCTACCCAAATGGTCCAACTTACAAGCGACCTAGCTAGCTTCCATAACGCTAACCCGGCCGACGTTGCCCTAGCCCTTGGTGCTGCCCTACGTGGCGAAAGCGAGCCTATACGTAAATACGGCGTACTACTTAACGACGCCGCCCTTAAATCTCAAGCTATGGCTATGGGCATTTACAACGGTAAAGGCGCGTTAGAACAAAACGCGAAAGTACTCGCCGCCCAAGCGCTCATATTAAAACAAACCGGCGACGCACAAGGCGACTTTGCCCGCACAAGCGGCGGCCTAGCCAACCAGCAGCGAATATTAAAGGCCCGAATAGATGACGCCGTAGTAGCCATTGGTACAGCTTTTATACCTATCGTGGAAGCCGTAATACCCGTATTAACCACTATGGCAACATGGACGGCTAAAAACTCGGGCCTAATCTCCGCATTTTCTATAGCGTTAGGCGTACTTGCCGGCGTTGTAGCTGCCGTAAGTATCGCTTACAAGGTTTATAAAGCCGCCGCCGTATTAACTACCGCGGTAAACTACGCTTTAGCTACCTCATTTACCGCCGTCCAAATTTCCACCGGTTTTGGTATTGCTGCCGTTATTGCCGGCGTAGCCGCTTTTGCCCTATACCAACGGCAAATGAAAGCCGCCCGAGGCGAAATAGAGGCCACTACTAAAGCTCAAAACGGATTAAACGGTGCATTTATTGGGCCTCAACTAGCGCCCGCGGAACTAGAGCGACGTACTAAGGCTTTTTACGGCATTGGTGAAAGCTCCGCCGGTGCAGCTAAAGAGGTTGAAAGCTTCGCGGCAGCTCTAAAAGAAAAACTAGGAGAAGCTTTAGACACCGCGAAAGACGCGTTAAAAACCGCCCAAGAGGCGTTTACCGAGTTTGCTAAAACTACCGCCGACAGCATTAAACAAGCGTTTAGTTTTAGTGACGCTAAAGACGCCGGCGCGGAGACTGGCGGCGGTTTTTTAGACGGCCTACGCTCCCAAGTATCGGGGATAGTTGCCTATACCGAAAAACTACAAGCCTTGCTAAAAACAAACCTTAGCCGTGACGCTTTCCAAATGGTGCTAGACGCCGGACAAGAGGCCGGTAGCGCAATAGCCGACGAACTAATTACCGGTGGCCAAACCGCCATAGACGCGACTAACGACCTCGTAGACGCCGCTAACCGCGCCGCCGACAAGGTTGGGCTAAATGGTGCTACCAAATGGTTACAAGCGGGCGTAGACAGCGCTAAAGCGATAGTGGACGGACTACAAGCCGAGCTAGACAAACTCACGCCTAAACTCATGGCGAAAATGGACGCGATAGCGGCCAAAATGAAGCGAACGGTAACTATTGACGTTTTCGTGTCTAACAAAATGGCGGAGATTACCGGGCGTTTAGGTATTCCCGCTATGGCCGACGGCGGCATAGTTACAGGCCCAACGCTCGCCCTTATCGGCGAAAGCGGTAGCGAGGCCGTAATTCCATTAAACCAAATGGGCAAAATGGGCGGCGGTGGCGGTGCTATCACCGTAAACGTAAACGGCGGTTTAGCAACGTCGGCGGAAGTAGGGCGCGCCGTAGTGGACGCTATCCGCCAATTTAACCAAGTATCCGGGCCCGCTAATATCCGGGTTGCCTAATGCCGGCCACAATACCTAACGGCGGTACCTACACCGTAGAGATATCCACAGGCTATACCCTTGGCGGCTTCACACTAAATAACGCGGTTAGCGGACTATTAAACGGCACCGCCGGAGTGTTAGACGGCCGTAGCGAATATGCCGACATTACAAGCGAAGTAGACAGCTTTAGTATCCGTCGCGGGCGTCGTACCGTTACCGACCAAATGCCCGTTAGCGGTACTTGCTCAATAAAAATTAACGACGAAAGCGAAGCGTTTAACCCATACAACACGAGCAGCATTTACTATAACCCGGTACTCAATGAGCCGGGCCTAGCCCCATTACGTAAGGTACGTATAAGCCGTGGCGCTAACTATATTTTCGTTGGCCGTATCACCGCTTTTGACCAAGCCTACAAGCTTGGCGGCATTGACGAAATTACCGCTACCGCTAGCGACGACATATACCTATTGAGCCAAACGGCGTTAGACGCTTTCACGCCAGCTAGCCAAACCGCTAGCGCCCGTATTAGTACCGTTTTAGCGCGTACCGAGGTATCTTTTACTGGCGCGACTTCAATAACGGCTAGCCCTGTTACTACCCTTGGCGCTTATCCGGTAGTGGCCGGTACGTCTACTACCGCCTATTTATCCGACATTAACGAAGCCGAGCAAGGCCGCCTATTTTGTAACCGGTCTAATACCCTTGTATTCCAACCGCGAATAGGTGCAGCGGTAACTAGCCCGGTAGCGTCGTTTAGCGATACGGGCGGCGGTATTCC